TCTTCTCCTAGTTTTGCTAACTCTGCATTAGGATCGGGCGCAGCTGCTTGCATGGTTTCCATATAGGATTTAATCCCTGCTTGGAATCCATCGTTGTCAAGACCCATACCGTGCGCTTGGGTACGCCAAAACGACAATAAGGGATCGTCCGTTTGGAACTCGACACCTTCAAGTTCTGGCAACGTATAATCGTCTGCATTTTCTGGACGGTTTGCAAGACCTTCTGCTTTAACCTCTTCACGCAAGTCCTCCATTTTAGAATGTAATTTTTGCTCTAAATGTGTGTATGACTCACTAAAACTTTGCAAACGTGTTTCGCCTTTATCGGCATCCCAAAACTTTTCTGGCACATAATCAGGCCGACTAATTGCTTCTGTCGGGGTTGATTCTGTCGCTTGCTCTGTTGAAGATGTTTGTGACTCGCTCATCTGTTCCATTTTCTGCTGCTTTCAATTTGTTAGAAGTTTCTATTAATTTAATCATGTCTGCATACACTGATCTTCGCCCTTCCACGTATGCTAACTCTAGGGCATCAAATGGTGGATCAAGCACCTGATTAATTAATATAGTTCTAAAATAATCTAATACTATCTCACCATCTTTTGATTCAAAAAAATTTGCAGCTAAATGCGCTACAGTAGTCTTTTCTATTGTTCGCTTCACGTTTATGGCTCTCCACGTTGCTGTTCCAATACTGGGGCTAATTGTCCTACAGTTTCTTGTAGTAATTGCGCTTGCTCTTCTGGTTTGCGTAGTAAGTCTAATGGTATTTGTTGTTTTTCTGCATACCATTTTGCAGTCTTATCTTGATCTATCATAACCTGCAATATTTGAGGACCAAAAACAGAAACCATGCGTTGCATAAATTGATCCATGTTTGTAACATCCTGCATGCGTTGTGCCGTTGCTAACGGAGATTGCGATACAATAGATATTTGTTTTCCATCAATAGTCGGAATCTGTATTAACCCTTTGTCTTTTAGTATGTATATAACTCGTTGTATTACGGGTTCTACTAATTCCTTCATTAAGCGACCAAAAGCAGGGCCAATCTCGTTTGCTAACTGTGCCATTCTTTCGGCAACTTCCGTAGCGGACATTGGCGTTGCTTCGTGAGGTCTACCTAATTGCTGGTTATACAATGCTTTTTTAATATTATGACGCATATCATCAAGCACTAGTTGCCCCACATCAAATCGTGCAGGGGTTTGTAATGGATCAATACGTGATCCGGGGGCGCGAGGAATGATGATTCCCGGTCTAAGATTAATACTATCTGGATTTATCACCCCGTCATCATCCGCTTGCCACATTCCAGTAACCGCCATATCGGCGTTTTCTAGGATAAGTTGTACTGTAAGATTACATGTACGTATTGCTGGTAAAGCATTAATTACTGGGCCACGACCATAACTTTCGCCAGCAGCTTTACTCCATCTAAATAATATCCAAGGATTAGAGCCTCGGCCTTTGTAAACTTCTTTTGCTACCTCTTGTTCTATGGATGGTATGTGTGCAACAAAATCCCATTGACGCATATTGGGAGTAGATCTGTTACGCATTGTGCTTTGCACTAATTCAATACGGTCATTACTTGCGTTTCGTGATTTTATTATTGCCAAAACATCTTCTGGCAAATCAGGATACATAATAGGCAAATGTTCTATCTTACAAAACTTGCGATAATGAATATCGTCTATTTGTCCGTCAGGACCATCTTCGATTGCTACCTCAGTAAGCGGTATTGCTCTAAATCGTAACGGGTCTATTGCGTCTCCGGGCATAACATGTAATATCCCGGTTCCTACCGCTAAATCATGCAATGCCTCATTAACTTCTTGGTCAAAATTAGACTGCGCTATGTAGTCAAATACTTTTTGTGTAATGGCTTGCAGTTCTTCATTTATTTCTTCTGCTTCCATTGGGTCTTCAATGTCGCTACCTGCAACTAAATTAGCCCATCGACTGAATGGAGGCATAAGGCTACTTTGTAATTCCGCAGCAAACTCAGTAACGCCTACTACTGCCGTTTCATCAAATATACGATCTGTACGGCTTTGACCTAATTGATCGCTGTGATCGAACCCTTGTCGAGTTGGCATTGTGTAGTCATAAGCGTCTTGAAATAATGGCTTAAATTTATCCCTATTGTTAAAGGCAATTTCGGCCTTTTGCTTTACATCTTTAGGAGTCATAAATTATCCTAACAAACTCTTTTTCGCTTGTTGTCCACCGCCAGCAGTTCCAGCATTTAATAAACTAGCGTAGCCGACACTACCAGACATTCTAGCAGAACGTAGATTTGCAGCTTTAGCATCTGCTCTAGCTTTTTCTTCTTCAGCCAATCTGCGGGCTTCCGCTCTGTCAGCAGCAAGTTGCCCGTCTTCTTTTGGCCCAGAAAGTATTTTACCTATTGCTGCCATTATTTTTTCTTCATCATTTTTTTCATTGGTTTTTTCTTAGCAGTTTTTTTCTTGCCGTTATTTTTTTTAGGCATTCTAATTTCTACTTTAAGTCCCATGATAAAATCCTATTCTGATAAATCGATTTCTGAAATTACAAAAGAACGCTTTGCACCAGCTTTTGTGTACGCACAAAACAATTGTGAAGGCGTAAATGCCCAAGATTTAAACTTAACTAAATGTTTTATAGCTGATACGCAGGTTGCAATTGGAAAACATAGTTTTCGGTATTTTGTTTGTGGAGGCAATGCTTCATATATAACGCTTCCTGATAAATCAAAATGTGTAAGCAATTTATCTACTTCTTCTGTATTTAATTTATTTATAAGTAATCCAAGAAACGACCAATCGTATAGAAACCACTGATTGCTCTGTGCATCAAAACCTAATGCACAAACATGTTTATAAGGTCCACGACAAAATACATGATCCCACCAATATTGTTTGTCGCGTTTAATAAAAACTATATACCACGCCGAAATATTCGTTCCCATTTTTCGTTCGCTCTTTTCTTAGGTTGCATAGCATGTTTTTGTCTATCAAATGGATCAAAAAACGCTTTTCCATTAGATATCTCAGCTTTTTTATGACCTAACATCTGTCTTGCTTCTCCACCGCCAACAATAGCGTACTGCAACGCATCATGTATGTGGCTAAATTTGTTTTTATCAGGAGAATCGTGATATCGTTCTGTAACTCCACTTGCTCGTACACGCACATATGAATACCCACCCTCAAACCCGCGTTTCAAGACAGTACAGGATGGGTCTAGTAAAAATCCTGATTTGCCTTGTATAACGCGAGTGAGTGTCCCGTCTACACTGTCTATCCGTAAACTTGGATCATTGGTAGGTGCTGGGTACGCCTTTAGACCTGCGACACGCAGAATACTAAATGGCGTTTTTTCGTCTGTTTGCGCCCTATAATCACCAGAGGGGTCGCCGTATACTATTACGTCACCAGAATGGTCTGGGAATTTTTTGGCGATAACGTGTTTTACCTCTTGAGCAAACTTTTCTGCGCCCATATTCGCTGCTACTAATTCTGCTAATACTATCCATCGTCCAGTCGGTAATCGTTGTGCAAAAACGGCTGCAGGAGTTAATCCAAAGTCCATACCAACTATAAGGCTTTGACCGGGTGCGGGTGGAATTGGTTCCTTGGCAACGTGCAAGTCTTGTGAAAAATTGGGATAAACCACTTTCCCATCTACTACGTTTCCAATGCGGTTCATAACATAAACATCTATCCATGATTTAGTTTTCCCACTTATCAGTTTTGGATAATACGTATCGACAAGGTTGTGACGATTTTCAGCATTGTCATTCATCTGATAATCTAACACTTCCCCATCGGGCGCCTTGATCTCTTTCAATGCGCTTGGTTGCGTGAAGAATTTCCAGTCATCGGGCTGAACAAGAGTTAATGCCTCTTCTCTTGTCAGATATTCTGGAAGCGGGACTTCTCCACTCATAATTGCCCACCAATGATCTTCATCGGGAGCATTTGTATCCATAACTACGCCATACCATGATGGGCCACCGTCTTTTTTACTAGGATATCTGCCTACACGCATAGTACACGCATCAATAATAGATTTTGGGACTTCTCTAGCTTCGTTTATCCATATTCCTGTAAATTCTATAGATAATAGCTTTCTTACGTCTTCATCTCTGTCTAACGCTAAAAATATAACTTCTATTTCTACGTCAGCAAACTTAACAACGTGTGTATACGGAACAGACCATTTGAATATGCCAAATATGTCTTCTGGATACCAATCTAACCATGTTTTTATGGTGGTTGTGCGTAACTGTGGGTTTGTATTTCGTATAACGCCCCAACGAGATTTTCTTACGCCGTTTTGATCAGGTTCTTGCTGACAGGCTCTACGCATTACTTCTATGCAACAGCTTACAGATTTACCGCTACCTACAGGGCCACGAACCCCACGGACAAAAGAATCGTCTTTCAAAAACTCCTTGAGTACAGGACCGCCCGGTTTATACGAAAAATCGTAGGTTCTAGGTGAGTTGTCCAGCATCTATCAAAGCCTTTAGCTGTTTTTCAGCGACCCGTGGGCCAATTGCTTCAATGACGCGATCCATCTCTCTTTCTGTAATAACGTCTAAAGGGTAATCTTTCATGTGTACTTTGCGAACTACTTGACGCAGCTTTTGCAAATCTTCAAAACTTAACGAACCTAACCAATTAGAATAATGATATGGCTCGATCTTAGAATAATCTATTTCTGGCATCATTCCCCCAGTTAAAAGTTTATCCGCAACAGTTTCATTCATGGTTTTGTAGGCCAAGTTATATCTGTCGGAAACCCAGATTGCGTTGGCACATCCCGCAACGCTTGGCGATACGTTTTCATCGCATCGCTCATCGTAACGTCAGAGCTTGCTGTCCAATCGGTTTCTGCTAGTAGAATATTCCTATATCCTCTCGCATCAGCGGATTTTTTCTCATCGGAGATAGTTATTTCTTGCTCTGTTAAAACGCCATCAACAAGTTTCCAGCCAATACCGCCTACATCACCAGTTATCAAATTTGGAAAATCATCAAGAGAGTTTACGATAATCGAATTTACAACGGTATCCCCCTCTAATACATGAGCTTTCATTATTTAAACTCCTCTATCAAAACAATACCGTCTTTTCCAGCACCCCCATTTTGGGTTGTTCCCCAACTGTTTCCCCCAGCTTTTGCTGAACCGCCAGAGCCATAACCAACGCCAGCCTCACCGCCTTTTTGGCTACTTCTATTAACACCATTCCCGCCAAACCCAAGCGGATTAGAACCGCCCT